TTCACCAATTAAAGGGTATGATACCCTTCCAGATCCCTTTTCGGGGGATCAAGCGTCACCCCATCGTGGGGGTGAACCTAGTAGAAACAACGGAAGTTGCTTAACTACAAGGTACCCAGCCAAGTTTGTAACCGGTTACTGCATCCCGAGGGGTTAACCCGAGAGGTGCAGATCTGGCGCCTGGTTTCCCAATAGCGCCATCACCGGTTCCGTACAAGGCACACGCAAGCACTACTTCTGGGTGGAAGTGTTCCCAACCGACTCGTAAGAATCGGGCGGGTCTCCACACTCTAAAGTAGCGGATGGAGTGTCGATGGCGATACTCCCACTTATCCTCGAGGTCGTGGATAAGGAGGTCACCGAGGCTTTCAGGGCCCCGCAACCTTCGTACGTTGCTTGGAATCGCGTCGAGCACGCGGAACCAAGTACGACGGAGAGCATCAAAGCGAGACGCAACGTTTTGGCCATAAGCCATACGCCGGATCCCGTTTGCCATAGCGATAAAATGCTGTGGTTCACGCGGTTCTTCCTTTTGATAATGCGGCCTAACGGCTACGCCATCGAAGAAATCACCTCCACAACTCTCTCTGAAAGGACCGTTAACGAAAGTTTTTCTCTCGTTGGTGGACATTCCAAAGTATCGCAACACTGCGATAACACTCTCAGCTGAATCACTGGGGACAATAATATCGTCTCCAAATGTGAAAAGGTTTTCAGAGGGCTTGGATATACCCCCATCAACCGTGATCGCAGCATGACAAAGAGCTAGGAAGACAAGAGTCTCAAGCTCAAAAGTGTAACCGTTACCCATGGAACTGAATTTCTCCAGTTTCACCCATTTTCCTTCCACAAGAGTGAAGGGAGAACGGAGCTCGTCTAGTAGTTCATACCAGGCGGGGGGGAGCAAGAGCTTAACCAAGTTCTTGCAAACGGTATCGCTTGCGGAAGAGAGGTCGATAGTAGCAAGATGGCCTCGGATAGAGGCTTCACGGGCGACCTGCCTGTGGATATCTTGCCCGACGTTGAGGTTTATACCTCTTCTTTTCAATCGTGTTCTTATCGCCCGGCCAAGGCCGAGTTGATAAAAAAGATTAATACTAGGTTCAACGGCAATGCCGCGGTCCTTTGTACAATCTTTCGGGACCGTTGTGAAACGGTTACCTCGCACGAAAGACAACTCTCTATCATTCCCCGCACAAGCCGAAGCCCATGCAGTACCAACCCAGTCAAGGAGGTACCAGCAGGAGGATGAGGTTAAAGTGGGTCGAGATGACATTTTATCCGCGACAGTCGTCAATTTGCCGCGATCGCCAAACGTAGCGCCGGGCCCAAACCTTCCTCTAATGAGAGAAGGCGGACGGCCCAACGTAGCAGCTATCATCTTTCTTGCTTCAGATATGACATCTGAAACAACCCCGGGCTCCCACAAACTTTGTGGTGTGTGGACCCAGGGTGATAGCCGCTCATTAGTTACGTAGCAGGCTCGCTCTGCTGAGAAGAACCCATCTAGAGCAACCTTCTTTTTATCGAAGGATGTAGGTAGGCTCTCTAGCTTACACAAAAACGATACGGCCGCATTATCTGCGTTGTAGCGTTCTGCATCGAGGTACTGCTGGGGATCAACACGCTTCACAGCGATTTGATCATACTCCCGGTAACGCACCAGTATTGCTACTGATAGCGAAACAGGGGTGGCGAGTCCTTCGCAAAGGCTAAGGACGATGCTCTCCAAGTCAGCTGGAAGGGCACTGGTCTTCATGGCGTGGCTCCTACTTTACGTAGGAGCGTAACCTTGCTTGAAGCTATCCTTGATCAGGGTAGACCCAAACAGGTTCATCGCTTGTGAAACGGCTTCGTTAACATCCGCGTCAATCATAGCCTTGGGCTTGACTGCCGAGATGTTGATGATCATCCGATCCACGACGTTCACCTTGCCATCGGAGCCAGTGGCGAGAGTCGGATAGGTGAAAGTACCGTCCAGCCGGCGCGCCGTCGCAGGGCCGTTGTCGCGAGACGACAGCTTGAGCTCAGGGCGCTGGCTGTCAGCGGTACCCACCGTCTGACTCTTCCAGACAGCCGGCGTTTTATCGCCGGCACTCGGAACGACACCAGTCCAGACGATGTCGGTCGTACCGTCATTTTTCTTAACGGTCATGTTTGCCAAATTCGGCATATATACCCCTTTCTAGGAGGATGAATAACCTCAGCCTTTCCAGGAAATTTTCTGGAGCAGCAGAGATACGGCCGTAAGGCCGCGGGTTGGAGAAACAGTCCAAGGACTGAGCTTACGGAGCGTGGGGCCGGGTATCGAACCGGTCGTGCGCGCCATTTGCACGGAAAGAGTGTCGGCAAACCACTGAGGTGTCCGCTTCCCAGCGGACGGCCAGTTGTTGTACCAACGTTCTTCGTGCATCGTCGTTTCGGTGTTGCAAGTAACGTACTGGTCAGTGAGGTTTAACCCCCAAAGATCAGTAAAGGAGCTGAGGAATTGCTCCACGTTAACAAACCAATTCAGCACAAAGCTGAATGGAATGGCATCATAAACGATGAGAGCTGGGTTTACAAGACCCAACTGATTCGCTAGCCAGAGATTAGGATTCGTTACAGAGACTTTCGCCCCTATGCGGTACCTAACCTTAGTCTGTGAATTCTGATAGATATCAGGTTCATTAGACGTCTCCACGTACTTGGAAAAGTACGAGCCGCTAGATGAAGCCGTAACCCTCACGGGTGGGACTCCATTCTGTAGAAGATCTACAGATGAATAAATGTCGCTTACCAAAGGCGACCAGCCAAAGTGAAATTCGAGGAAGTTATTCCCGAAATGCTTACCCCCCTTGCGGAGAGTAAGCCCCTTCACAGAGGCAGGGTCCATACCCAATTCGCGGGCAGCACCACGGAAGTTAAACCGTTTAAGCTGTTTTGCGAATCGACCAAGCTGGAGTGCGCGATTAGCGATCATATCGATCGCTTGGCG